TGGGTCAGTTTGGCACGGTAAATAGTTCCGTTTGTTTGACCTTGAGTATAACTGGTGTCTGCTTGATACTCAGTTTCAGCATCCCACACTGCAATACCATGCTGATTGATATGTGCAATTGCTTGGTCTTGCTTATTCTGAATGTAGTTTTCCCATTGACGCTGTGGAACTTCTACACACCATCCAGTTTGATATTTAGTATCACCCGGATCAAGAATATCTCCACCGGAAGCCCACAGAAGATTAAGCTTACCGGGTTTTGAAATGTTAGCCATTACTTATAATTCCTCGTTGAATTATTTAAAAGAGAGTCGCATATATACCACCACCTACAAGGAAGCGGTTGCCGCCATAATACAGCCCGTAATCTAAACCATACCCTGTTGTATCGTCTTCGATCAGATCACCGTAACCTTTTGCTCCGGGGGCACCCTGAAAACCAAAATAATTATTAGTTTCAAAATAGCCAAAGTTAACTCTTACACCTACAGTTTTAGGGATCAGGCGAGATGGGTATCCTTGAGATGTTGAGACGTAGTTCAATAGAACTTGCTCAAAGTCGCTAAGTTGTCTACCAAACAAGATTGTGTAAGAAGCATCACCTTCAGCAACATAAAGAGTGTTGGCTGTACCAAACATAAAGTTCATAAAAGCAATGAACTCTTCTGGTGTAGATGCTGTAGTATTCTTTAGAATCTTAGCTTTGATGAACAAGCGGTAAGTGCTGTCATCTAGAAGGACATTACCACCAAGAGGTTGTCCAAAATCATACCAACGTGAACCAACTGTGGGATTATTGATATCACCATAACTACCGGCTTTAAGTGCCCCCTGAAACCCAAAGAAATCAAACAGATCAGCAGAGATAAGTTCTCTTGGTTGACCTACAATTTCCCCGATAATATCAAGTTGAGCACCTGTTGCTTCATCAATACTACGCTTTTGTAGGAGGTCTTTGAATACTTGTTGGATTGCTTCTTGTTGTTTGAGAAGAAGTTGTAGATAGCGGTCAACAATATCCTTATCTACAAATTGCTGTGTAATATTCTCACGAGCTTCTTCTAAATAATCTTCTGAGATGAACTCTACGATAGCCATATCATCTCCTTAAGAAACTACTACATCAATATTCACAGATTCAAAGCTAGCAAGCTCATTGAAGTCAATAATAATATTAGACGTGCCGGTTGGTGCAGGGGAAGTTCCAATGAACATCGAATCAATCTGATGCCCCGGAACATTGTTGATTGGCGTAAACAGGCGTGACCAAATCACATCATCACCAACCCCGATATTGGCAGAGGCATAACTAATAATTTGTTGTTTAACTTGTTCTGCACCATCACCGGGGAATTGTTCATCAGCCTCAGGATTTAGACTCAAGTTAATAACAACGTAGATCGTTACAGGGTTTGGACGTTCAAAACCAATGCTGTGTGGGAAACCCTGAGAATCTGTAACTGTGATAACAGTATTTCCTTGGCTACGAATACCCATAGGCTTATTTTCCCAAATAGTATTTGCGATAATCTGGGAACTACCACCAAGAACTACGGGCAGGAAGCTATGAGGAAGAACGCCGTTGGAATCAATTACATCGGTATCATTCTCGTAGATTGCAACTTCTTCAACACCATCGACACTCAAAAGAGCAGAATAGAGGCTGTCCAGAATGTTGCTGCTGCGTTCAAGCTTGGTGTTGCGGAAACGAATACGAAGTTCTTCATCAGTTTCAAGCAGGCGGCCAGCAGAGGCAGCAAGCGGGTTTGTTACGCTATCCCACCCAAGAACAGGAGTAACCACTGTGTCAATGGTATTAGCTTCTTGCTCAATCGGTCCAATTTCTACAGCTTGCAGATTACCAATCTTCTTTACTTTGCTGATTGCAAGATTGGAGCTTACCGAGAAATTACCAGATTGGAACACGTCAACACGATCAAAGATCAGCGTAGTTCCACTAACAGTTGCAGAGATAAGTGGATGACTGGAGTCAACAATCGTTTTCAACCCGTTAAGGATTTCTGAAACTGTAGCAGAAGAGTCGGACGTGTAAGAAACTGTAGAGCTTGAACTAAGTCCGGTTTGGTAAGTGATACTATAGACAGCACTGTTTGCCACAGTTGCGACAGAGATTGTTACACCAGACGCTTGAGAAGGAGATAGAGCAACGCTATCAATTACAGTGAACTGATTACCAGAAGCTGATGCACTTACTGTATTTCCTTCTTGGATTAGTGTTCCATTGTTACCATAGAACAAACCGATTGCAGTTGAATAGGAAGCACCAAGTCGTGCAATACCGCCATACTGAACAATGTTATCTAGGGCAATACCTGTGGCGGAGTTGGGATCGAATGCTGAGTACACCATTTGGGCTACTTCCCAAAGATCAGCATCCCCAATAGAGTCAAGTGCAATCAATCGTCCGAGCAAGGATGAGTCAGAGACGTCGACGGAATCTCCGGGACTTACCAAATCTCCGAAGATTTCTCTTGCTTCTTGACGTTGTTGTTCTAGAATATCTGAAAGTCGAGGGAGCACAAACCCCTTGTCTGTTAAACCGTAAGTCGGCATATAAATCCTCTATATCAAATCGAAGTGGTTATTGTGATAGGCTCAGTGACTTCCCCTGTTATAACTTTAACTCGGAAAGTGGCAGAGTATTGCCGGCTGGATCTGAGAGTGGACGTAAAAGAAACAAGCTCCTTCACTCCCTCTTCAAGAAGAATCTGTTGTTGCAAAATAAGATCAACACGCTCTTTAGGCTGTTTCTTCCCGAGAATACTTTGCCACCACGGAACACCGTATGTCGTATTGATGACATACTCACCTAAAAAGGTGAGAAGTCTGATCTTGAGTCGTTGTGCTACAGTTTCAATATAGGGTTGAGTAGTCTGAGCTTTGGTCATTGGACCGTTAACAAACAGAGCATCGTGTGTAACATCATCTAGCTTTATATCCACAATAACTCCTTATCTGTTACGGGTTGGATGGACCGGGGGAACTACCATGAACGTGAGTAGCAAAATTAATACCGTTGAAGGTCATTGTACCTGTTGAAGTGTAATTACCGTTTTGTGTCAAAGTACCTTGAAGAACAATATCACCAAACCAGTTTGTCGTTGGGGCATTGATATTGATTACAGCAGAGGCTAAGTCAAGACGACTATTAGCTGTTACAGTGGCTTGGTCACAGTTCACTTCAACATTGTTGTTCGTGTTGATCTGAATGTCCCCGTTAGCCTTCAGACGCACTTCACATTCCGTTGTTTGTCCGATGTTATTGACTATTACAGCGTCTTTCGTGTCGTGAGGCCACAACCGTGTTGCTGGGTTGTTAACGGCGATTTGAGGTGGTTGAATACCCGGTATAAAGATGGCGTCACCCTTATCAAACTTGGCAGCATTCGTTGGAGCAGATGGATACCCATTACCACTCTTCCAGCTATCCAAGTTTCTCATAGAGAAGATAGCCATCCCTGTATCACCAACACTCAAAGGGAATGTAAAGCCAGCAGACTTAGAGACGGGGAATTGCACAGGAACGCCGAGGATAACAGGACGCTCTCTTACAGTATCGTCTTTAAACTTCTGATTGACGGAGGGTTGGATATCAACCATCATTCCATTAAGATCGTCTCTGATTTTGACAATGATACAAGGGATGGAGGTGTGAACATCAGCCAATTCATTCTGTATTGCTGAGTTTAATATGTTCTGTAGAAACGACTGACTCTCACTCATTTCTTGACTACCTTTTCAATAGCAGATGCACGAATCTCAGTCATCCAATTAGAATCACGCCAACCACCGCTGTGACGAATATCATCCACTTTGTACCAACCAGTGATGAACGTGTCTTCCAACTTAACCACATCGCCAGCTTGAATGCGTGGATTAAGCAGCATCTTCCACTGCACGCCTTGTTGCTTGGCTTTATCTTTCAGAGTCTTTCGTGGATTGGTTTCGACACGGTAGGCGTTTTCAATCAAGCCTGTATACTTGGAGACTACATAGGCGTCTTCGAAGTTTTCCCGATTACCCCTATCTCTGTCGTGTACATACAAAACATCATCTTCAATCTGCCACTCAAGTCTATACTTCTCACTGATCTCATTAAGCATCTGCTTTGGTGTTCCCTGAAGAGGGTAACCATATATCAGTTGGTTGTTGAAGT